AAGCTAGTGATTCAGGTGACTTAGGACCAAATAGATGTATTGCTTCTAAAACAAGAATTCAGCACTTAGGTAATAATGGAACACCAGATGTGATTATCGTTTATGGTGGAACAAATGATATTGCAGGTTCATCTTTAGGAACTTTTAATCCAGAAGCACCTATCAAATTTGCAACTTTAACAACAACACCACCAAGTAATCCTGCATCACTTACTGATGATCAAATTGATGACCTAGATGTTTCTACATTTGCAAATGCTTATGTAGCAATGTTGGTAAGATTACAACGTTACTATCCAGAAGCAATCATCGTTTGTTTAACACCGAATTACTGCAAATCTTATTATGGAACTAACTATGTTAAAATGAAAAACTATGTTAATTGTATGATTGAGATTTGTGATTTCTTTGGAGTTGAATATATCGATTTAAGAAAAGTCGTATTGGTTTAATGGATATGGCAGGAGATACATATACTGAGGCTTTACCAGATGGAATCCATCCAGGCATTAAAGGTCATAAACTGATTGCTGAATATGTATTTAACGTTCTAGATTCACATTTCTTTATTCCAGAAAACACTGCAGTAAATATTCCAGATAGTGGTGGTGGCGAAGATGAAGTTCCTGATGGTAGTCAAACAACTATTACACGAACAACAACTAATAGCCATGCTCAATCAATACCTGCTAATGCAACTGCTAATACAAACCTAGCTGAAGTCTTAGAACTTGAAGCTGATTATCATAGTTCAACTGGATGGGTAGGAAATGCTGATACTGCATCATCAATTACATTCCCAGTTGTAGAAGGCGATAGGATTAAGGCTAATTCATTTGGACCTTCAAGTGAAAATGGACATACTCAATCAGGTATTCGTGTAACTTTCTTTAAAGGTGACACTGTAGTAATTTCTAAATCTCCATCTGAGATTTTAAGTGAATACACAACTTATGGATACATTACAGTGCCAAGCGGTGCTGATGCAGTAAACGTTCCATTCTGGACAGGATCAACAGCAACTAATGAATGTTACATTTTAACAATGACTGACTTATCTGCTGGAGGAACAACAAGTGGTGGAACAACAACTGAACCTGAAACGCCTAGTGATGATACAACAACTGATGATGGTATCACATGGTATACAAATGAAATTGAAACAGCAGGAATTTCTAAATTAACTAACACAGCAGTTGCTACTGGTTATGGTTGGACTCAATATGAACCTTTCCAAGCATTAATTAGAAATAAGAAAATTAATGTTGTTAAGTTCGTATCTACTGAATCAAGTGGTACTGTTACAATCGGTAAGGTTCCAACTGAAAAAGCATCTACAGGTGAGTTGCTTGTAACTAAAACTTGGGACTCATCTAATAAAGGTTCTAATAATTTAGTAACTTTAGAACTTGGAACTGATATTACAATCACTGGAACTGAAATGATCGTATTCTCATATGGTCAATATGGCACAGCGTTTAAGTACGGTTCAACATCATCTCAATACAAAGGATTCTACGGTAGAGTTCCTTATGTAGATACTGCAAATGGTGGTACAGGTAGCGATTGGTCATTAGCTGATGGTTATACACTTGGTGTTGACTATGGTTACAAAGAATAATGAACTATCTACTTGAATATGTAAGTGAAATTGATAAAGGCAATATCATTGTAGGGCAAGATTTAAGAACAACACTTGATAGATTAATTAAAGACTTAGATAATCCTAAGTTCATCTTTGATGAAACACCAGGACAATTAAGGATTGATTTTATCGAAAAGTTTTGTAAGCATACTAAATCGCCCTTCAATGGTATGCCTTTTATTTTAGAACTATGGGAAAAAGCATTCTTGCAAACAGCCTATGGTTTTAAATATGCTGACACAGGTTTAAGAAGATTTAATGAAGTCATACTTTTAATTGCTCGAAAAAATGGCAAGACCACATTCGTAGCTGGAATTGACTTAGCTGAATTCTTTTTATCTAGTGGTGGAGTCGACATCGTATGTGCAAGTAACACCAATGACCAAGCTTCAATTTTATTTGAAGAAATTAATAATATGAGGGAGCATTCAAAGGCTCTTTCAAAACCAAAAAGAAGTAGAAAAAATATCTTCTATATTTATTCTCCAAAGAATAAAAACAAGATTAAAAAACTATCTGGTCAATCACGTAACCTAGATGGTTTTAATATAGAAGTTGGATGTATTGATGAGGTGCATGAAATGACTGATTCAAAAGTCTATGATGCAATTAAACAATCACAATCAACTAAAAAAGAACCTTTGATCTTTATCATCTCAACTGAAGGTAAAGTAGTCGAAGGTTTTTTAGATAATAAACTAGCTTATTGTAAGAAGATGCTAAAAGGCGAAATTGAAGATGAAAGAGTACTACCATGGCTTTACACTCAAGATTCTCAAGAAGAGATTTTCAGGGATAAAAGAACATGGCAAAAGAGTAATCCTTCACTTGGAACAATTAAAACTTATGCATACTTAGAAGATATCATGAACAAAGCAAAGAATGACCTAGCAACTAGAGTAACGATGCTTTGTAAAGATTTTAATATTAAACAACTTGAATCAGGTACTTGGCTTACATTTGATGAGCTTAATAATGAGACAAAGTTTAACATTGAAGATTTAAGAGATTCTTATGCAATTGGTGGTGTGGATTTAAGTTCAACTACCGATTTAACAGCTAGCGTATTACTAGTTAAAAAAGACAAGAAGATGTATGTTATTCCACATTTCTTTATGCCAAAAGATGTACTTGAAAAGCGAATGCAAGAAGATAGCGTTCCTTATGACATCTGGGTTAAGAAAGGATACATTACTTTAAGTGATGGAAGTCAAAACGACTTTACCAAAGTAACCGAGTGGTTTCAAAGAATGGTGTGGGATTATGGCATTCGTCCTTTATGGGTTGGATATGATCCGTGGAATTCAAAGTACTGGATAGATGAAATGGATGATGCAGGCTTCACTATGGAAAAGGTGAGACAGGGAGTTTACACACTATCTGAACCAATGAAACAGCTTGAAGCAGATCTAAAGAATCACATTGTTATCTATGATAACAACCCAGTCTTAAAATGGTGTTTAGCTAACACACAAGCTAAGGTGGATGTGAATGGTAACATTCAACCAACAAAGCTAAATTCAAAATACAAAAGAATTGATGGAGCAGTGGCACTAATCATTGCTTATTCAGTTTTAAGTAATTACAAAAAAGATTATGAAACGATGCAGTCATAGGAGGTATTGAAATGGGTTTATTCACAAGAAAAAAGAAAACTGCAGAACCAGTAACCGAGTTTCATTTGCTCACTGGAAATCAGACACCATTAGTACCTTTTGGAAGTAACATTTCTAAAAGTGATGTTGTAATGGTCTGCATAGATAGAATTGCAACGCACTGTGCAAAGTTAAAGATGCGATATGTGAAAAAGGATGATTCTGGTAAGCAGGTAGAGAAACATAATGACATTTCATTCGTGTTGAAGTTTCGACCTAATGAGTTAATGACTCCTTACCAGTTCATCTATAAAACAGTGACTTTAATGATGCTAAATGACAATGCATTCATCTATCCAAAATATGATAGAAACACTTATGAACTTTTAGGTGTTTATCCGCTTAATCCAATTATGGTTCAACCAGTAATGTATACGGATAATTCTTTAAGTTTAAGGTTTTATTTTGAAGATGGTAGTAATTATGAACTGCCATACGAAAACATTATCCATTTAAAGAACTTTTATGCTAAAAACGAGGTCTTTGGTGGTAGTGGTTTTTCAGGGGACCACGATGCTTTACTTAAAACCATTAAAATAAACGATGCTTTATTACAGGGAGTTGAAGGAGCGATTTATTCTTCATTTCAAATAAAAGGTCTTTTAAAGATTAATGGTATGTTAAAAGAAGCAGATAAACAAAAACAAATTGATGAATTCAATAGGATGTTAGAAAAAGCTATCGGTGCAGGAACATCGGTAATTCCAATGGATAATAAGGCTGAATATACACCTTTACAATCTGATCCAAAACTTGTAGATGCTGAAACACTTAAGTTTACTCAAGGAAAGATTTTAGAGTATTTTGGTGTAAGTCCTGAAGTTTATTCTAACAACTACAACGAAGATCAATTTAATGCATTTTATGAATCAAGAATCGAGCCTATCGCCATTCAGTTGGGAGAGGCTTTTTCTTTAGGTTTATTAACACATAATCAACTGAAAAATGGTGAGGAAATTATCTTCTTTAGTGAGCGACTTCATTATGCTTCATGGAACACAAAGGTTGGTGCAATTGAAAAGTTAATGGGACTTGGAATTATGTCACTTAACGAATCAAGAGCAATCTTAGGTTTAGAACCAGTAGAAGGAGGAGACAAGCGTCTTCAATCACTAAATTATGTAGATGCTTCTAAAGCCAATAAATATCAAGTTGATGAAGATGAAAATCCAGTTAAAAAGGAGGAAAACAAGGATGAAGAACAATAAGGAAATCCGTCTTGCTGATGTAAGGTTTGAAGAAACTGAAGGCAAGATGATATTAGAAGGATACGCTATCGTATTCGAACAAGAAACATTAATCGGTGATGAAGAAAGAGGATTTAAAGAAGTGATCTCTCGTACAGCACTTACCGATGCATTTATGAAGGATGTTCCACTTAAGTATAACCACATGGACTCCTTTTTAATTTTAGCTAGAACTAAAAACAAATCTTTAGTTTTAAGCGTAGACAATATTGGTTTAAAGGTTCATGCGGAACTTATCGATACTCACTCAAATGAAGATGTGTATAAGATGGTTCGCTCTGGGCTTTTAGATAAGATGAGCTTTGCTTTCACAGTTAAAAAACAAAGCTGGGATAGAAGTGGCAATATTCCTGTTAGACGTATCGAGAGTATTGACCGCCTTTATGATGTATCGGTAGTGGATTTGCCAGCATATGAAGGAACTTCTATTTATTCACGTTCCTTAGATTTAGTGGAGACTGAACTAAGGGCTTTGGAGGAAGCTGATCGTGATGAAAAAGCAAAAATTATCAAACAAAAAATTAACATTAAATCAAAATTTTAGGAGGAATATTAGCTATGAATTTAATGAAAAGAAAACAAGAAATTGAGGCAAGATTAACTGAAATTAGAGGTCTTGCAAACAACGAAACAGACGTTGAAAAATTAACTGCTTTTGAAACTGAAGTAGACAAGCTTCAAGAAGAAAGAGCAATGATTGAAAAGAAAATGAATATTGCTTCTAAGAGCGACTATAAACCTGCAGTTGTAGTTGAAACAAAATCAAAATCAACTGAAGAATTAGAAGCTCGTGGTAAAGCAATCAAAGAAGGTAGAGTAATCCAAGTTTCTAGTGATGAAATCTTACTTCCAGAACATACTGCTGGAACAATCGCTGAAGTTCCATATCGTGAAGTAT